CCGTGTCTAGACTATTTGTTATAGGATTAAAGAATTGACGCACACCATAGCCACCTGAAGTGTTACCATAGATAACACTGGCATTGGCAATAATGTTACCAGTAACACCAACAGCACCAGCAAGTATTGTAGAAGCCACTGAAGCTACGTTGGTGCTTGCTGTACCGTTGACTGTTAGGGTATTGTGTACGGCACCAGTTGATAATATGTTACCTGATGCGTTTATAACACCTGTTACAGTTAAGCCAGTAGACTGTACATTAGCTATTGGTGCGTTAGCTGCCCAGAAACTTAGGTAACCATTTTGACTTGACGCCCCACGTACATATTGTGTAAAGCTATCCCAACCTGCTGTATTGTAGTTAATACCAAAGCGTGCTACTTCTGAACCGGTTGCATTTGATAATACACCATTCTGTGCTGTTAATTGGAAGTTAGTATCATTACCGTGTGTAAATATTGCAGTTGCGGTATTGGCTGTGGTAATACCTTGTGTGATCAACCCATTAACTGTTAGAGAGTTAAAGATACCGCCTGTGGCTACAATATTGCCGGCATTATTAATCCAACCGCCGTTTACAGTTAAACCGTTATTGGTAGTTAATCCATTGAACACACCAAAGCCAGCTAAGATGTTACCACTGGCATTAATCACACCATTAACTGTCAATGCGTTAAGTACTGCGTTAGTGGCTAGTACATTACCTGTGGTATTAATTTGCCCAGCGTTGACTGTACTAGCTGAGACATTACCATTAGCATTAATAAATCCAACCACAGTATGTGAACCTGTGTAAATAGGATCATATATTATATTACCATCACTGACGTTGACATTGCCTGCAATAGGTTCAGCGATATTACTAAACAAGTACCAAGCATTATTAGTCCACGAACGTACAAATCCAGTATGTGCGTATGTGTTGGCAGGCCCGCCAATAAAGTGACCATAGAATCCAATACTAAAGTTATAGGGATATACGTTACCTTGAAGGTAGATCAACGGATCGTTGACTGTTAAGTAACTATAATTTATACTAACTACGTTAGCCGCATATAAGTTACCGCCAATATATACGTCTTTAGCAAAGCTAGCACCACCTTGTACAATTAGTGCACCTGTGCCTAAGGTAGTGGCATTAGTAGTTGGGGTAATAATTGGGGCTGAGTAAAAGGTACTAGTGCCGCCTACACTCAATGATGTTAGATTACCAATTGAAGTGATATTAGTCTGACCAGCTGTGGTAATTAAGCCACTTAATGCATAAGCTGAAACAGTATTGGCTAAGACGTTACCTGATGAATTTAATAATCCTGTGTTATCGATAGCTGATGATACATTACCAGTTACGTTAATACTTGGCGGGTTGAATGTAGCGTTGGCACCTAAAGTTACTGTGGATCCATTACTGCTAAACTGCCAAGTACCGCTTGGGTCAACGCCCATCGACTCACTGCCAATGTACACAGTGTTGCCACTAAAGTAAGCACTCTTAAATTTCTGTGTTGGCGATCCTAGGTTGTAGGTAACGTTGGCACTGGGTAATATATTGCCTGTGACAGTGATGGTACTGCCAACTGACAGCTGACCAAGAATAGTTTCGCTACCCTGATTATAAACATTGCCAACAGTTAGATTACCAGAGACCGTTACTACGTTTGACACTTTATTGTAGGTAAATGCTGTTGTCCCACTTAGGAATCCGGTGTCATTAAACTGTACCTGTGTGTTGCCACCGCCAGGAATACCTGACACCAGTTGAAATGTTAAACTTGTGTTGTTTAGTACTATAGGATCAGCTGTGGTTAAACGAAATTCTTGACCAGCATAGGTATTGCCCTGTGTAGATACCACAGTCATACCACTCTTGATAAACAGATTACTGCTGGCGTCTGTGGTGCGTATCCACCAACCATTTGATCCAGAACCAGGAGTTACAACGTCCCAGATACCATTTTGTGATCCTGTGGTTTGATTTTTTACTAGAATACGCATACCGTTGAATGTTGATACTCCATCAACAGTATTAGGTTGTGTGTTACCTAGATATAGGTTACCAACGTCAGCGGTAGTGGCCACATTGACTGGTTGTTTCCACTCGTCGTTAAAAACCTGTGCCTGATTAATTCTGGTTAACGCCATAATGCTCTCTTAATTATCTAGTATTTATCAAGAAAATAGGACCCTGAGGTCCTATTTCTTTTAACACAATACTGCAATTATGCTTGTGATTCGTTCCACTGAACTTGAATTTCACCTGTAACGTTAACACCAGCTGCTGTTGGTACTAGAGCAGTAACGTTAATAGCTAGTAACTCTGGACCGTCTGGATAGATGTTAAATCCTGGAATACCACTGTTACCAATCTGTTTAACTTGACTCAAGTCTAGCTGACCTGAGTTGGTATAGTTAACTGGAATCGCAAACAAACGTTCACCACCTGTGGCCCAACTTGTACCACCACTAGCGTAACTGTAACCATTGAAACTCAATGAACCAGTGTATTGAGCTGCGCCTAAGATATTACCTGAAGCCACCTGTGTGTAGCTTGGTTGAATAGCACTTGATGGATTGTTCTGTGCGTTAAATGCCTGGTTGTATAAGTAACTCCAAGTTGTGCTGGTAGTACTGATATTATTTGGATTTAGAATACCTTCAACTAGGTAACGTGCACCAGTTGTTTGGCTGACGTTGTTACCAGAGAAGTTAATAATCATGTTTTGTAGAATCAACTGCGCACGATTAACTAGATCACGTGTACCTAAGTCACCTGGAATTTGATTACTTACGCTTGGTGCTAGACGCATTGCAAACGCTGTAATAGTGCTAGATGTTGCTGAACTACCTGTTGGGAACGCAACGTTAGCTACTGAGTACGTATAAGCGTAACCGCGGTCAGTGTCAAAGCCGCCGTCTAGGATAACTGCACTACCCCAGTGGTTCAAGCTCGGTGCTGATGTACTGTTAATTACACGTACTGAAACGTTAGCACTATGTGGCTGAGCATTACCTGCTGAGAATGTAGTGTTTTTACCGTCTTGGAACAGGTTAAAGCTAGCTGCACGTGTCACACCTGTTACTGTAGCTGGTTGTACGTTACTGTAAGTAGTTGGTGAGTAAACAATGTTACCGTAGGTAATACCTGTACATTTTAATATTTCGTTATCAATCAATACCCACACTGGTTGCGTTGGTGTTGGTGTTGGGAAGTGTGTAGCATCTTGTATATAGAATGTCGTATCACTTGATGTAATGCCACTATAGTTAGCACCATAGGTAGCACTGTTACCTAACAAGATTTGATATGGTGTATCATTAATCGCTTGATAACGTGCCGGTAAGTTACCTGAACGCATATATGCTTGATAGTTAAAGTTGTTGTTCATAATTCTATGGCAGAAAATATAATCACCACGTGGGCCACGAACACCAAAGTCAATGAAACCAGCACCGTACCATGTGTACTGAATCATCAACATCTGCATCTTAGTGCCATCTAACAAGTAACCACTTGGACCTGTGCCGTCTAGACGATCAAGGTTCCAATATTTTTGTGGATAACGTTGTTCAATAACTTTACTTGGTTTAATACGCACTTGGTTAGTTAAGCCGCGCCATACTGGACTAATTGTTAGGTTGTTGTCGTCAATAACTGATGTTACAGTGTGTGTCATACCGCGTAGGATAATTTTATCACCTGCAACAAACTGTTGTGTAAACAAGCAAGTACCGTCACCTGCACACAAGTTAGTAGCAACCTCAACTGACACTGTGCCTGTCATATAGAATGTAGCTGCACGTAGGACTACACTGATTGTTACTCCGTTGTTTTCCCAGTACACGCCGTTTTGATCATCAAACAAACCAGCACGTACACTCGCACCTGCCCAGGTAACTGTAGCTATTTTAGGTTGGTTACCCACTACCGGAGTAGTACTACCTAAAGGTGTGGTTACGTTACATTGGAAGCTATTAAATCCAGTAACCTGTTGTACTAGATAGTAGCCATTATAGCCTAGAGTGTTGATTTGTTGCACTAAAACATTAGCACCAATTTGTAGTTGATGTTCTGTGTCTGTGGTAATGTTAATAACGTTACCAACGCCTGTACCTGTAGCAGAGATGCTGGTAATGTCAAAGTTACTGCCTAACAGTGTACCTGATGTCCACATAATACCTTTACCAGATTGGTAACGGAAATATTTCTTAGTCTGTCTAGCTGCTGCCGCACCATGGTGTGGTGTACCAGTACCTAGGTTAACCCCACCGTCTGCCGCACGGTGTGTGAAGAATGAGTTTGGACGTACATAACAAGCACCTGTAACAGGTCCCGTAACAGTACCTCTGGCCACAAATGTAAACGTGGTTGCACTTGGAATAGTCTGAATCACCGCTGGACCAAAACCAAATACTGTACCGCCTGAAGCGGCTATGTTAGCTAAGATTGGTGTACCTGGTGATAGACCATGTGCATAAGCACTAGTAGCTGTAATTGTACTTGGGTTAGCACCATCTGTGGTAAATGAAAGTTGTGGCAAGCTAGCTGTACCGTAGAAGCCTGCATAACGAATATAAGTGTCCCAACGGTTAACTTGATAACCAATTGCTGTATTTGGTGGGTTCTTAGGTACATAGTCTAGATAGTTAGTATACACATCACTGACTTGATATTGTCCTTCTGTTACAGGAGTATAGTGGTTTTGTGTGCTAATAGCTGAGAATTTATTGAAACTATGACCTTTTAAGTTCATAGCCACCAATGGAACACTAGTATTACCAGCTGTGAATATACCTGATAAACGTAAAACTAAACTGCCTGCACCTGCTTGTGCTATTGGAGTTGTGCCCATCGCACCACGTGTAAACTGCGCAATGTTAGCCTGTGCTGTACCAATTGTTGTCATCTGTACAATTTCAACGTTGGTACCACTTACTCCACCTGCGTCCCAGTAGGCTTTGGTAATAATAGTATTAGCGTACATACTGTCTTGTGGTGATGTATTTTGGTAGCCACGGTTAACGTTAATAGTTGTTGAGTTTGGCACGCTGACCACGTTGGCCATTTCTGCTTGACCAACCACACTAATACCTGCGCCTGAAGCAATAGCAATGTTGGCTGAGTTAGTGTTCCATCTGTTACGCACCACTGTTAGCGAACTTGTGCCGCCACCTGCTGTAACTACCATCAATTCTACTGGATATTGTATGTTACCAGTGTTAACAGCAATCATACTACCGTTGACAATAGGTGTACCTGAAGCTACTGCTAACGCTGTTTGACCAGCTGTCAAGCTACTAGTTGTTGATGTAGTTGCTGTAACACCTTGTGCATTAGCATAAATCAATACAACGTTATCACCTGGATTAAATCCAGTTGAGCTAACCACTGTTAGACCACGTTGGTTCTGCGAAGCTACGTTGGTTGTTAAGTATGTGGTCAGTGTTGGTTTGCCCACAGGGTCACTGTTTAATAATAGTGCAAAGTCATTTTGTGTCCAGTTAGGTTGGTTGTTACCTGGACCTGCTTGTGAAAAGCCGTTTGAAATAATCTGTACGTTACTTGAACCAGCTGCCACCGCACCTGATGTTAGGCTGTTACCTAAGAAACTAATGTATGAAATTGTGTTAGCATAAACGTCTGAACCTGGAACTTCATAGATACTTGGGTTATCATTGTTAGTAAATAGACTTTGCCATTTAGTGTTTTGTAAGCCGTACTCAAAGTCAGCGTCAATTAGTGACTGTGGGTTAGCTACACGTAAACGTTCAACTGCATCACGAGCAAATGGGCGATCTACTTGATATGGAGCTTCAACGTAAACGGCTAATTTATCAGTACTAGGATATTGTGTAGTATTAAGGTTTAAAGTAATAGTAGTTACACCATCAATACTAGTTGGGAAGTTACTGTTTGGACCTTGTGTCCAAGTAATCACACCCTGTAAAGTTGCATCAGCAAAGTTGTAAAGGAATGTCTGTGCTGTAGCATCTAAGATCGCTATGACCTGACCATTTGAATAGTTGCCAGGTATCTGCACATAGCCAACCCCTGAGTTGCCTGGTACAAATATGTATTGTTTAATTGCTTGTCTTGCCATGTTTTATGCCCCAAATAATAATGAATTAGCTAACAGTGTAGCTTTTGTCGTTGATGCAAATGAACCATATTGAATTGTGTTTGCTTGGAACATTGCATTTGTAATACTGTTGTTGCTAGGTGTACCAATGCTTAATACATCCCCTAATACCAAACAGAAAAATTTACCGTTGTTGGCACTAGTTGGTGCTATAGCAAATGATATAGTACTGCCGCTGAAGAAATAGTCAACCCCTGGGTTTTGTATTGCACCCCCAAGGCCAACAATAGTAGCGTTTGGGTTACCTGGTGTGTATGGTGCACCTGATACTGTAACGTTAAATGTCACAGTAACACCGTTAAATTGTGAACTAATATCGTCAATTTTAACGAAATTACCTACTTGTGGTCTTTGTCCAATGTATGACATACTATCTCCTAGTTTCTACCCACTACTACTTCAATAACACCTTCTAAGTCATTGTGACTTTCTAAGGCCTTACCAATTACTGACCCTACAACTGGATTAGATTCTGCACGTGCATATCCGTTACCTGCTGAAACTAACATATCACCTTTGTTAATATGACCTTGAACCTTACAAGGAACACGACCATAAAGTGCAACTGTACTTACATAGTTACCTTCTAAACCTTCGTTCATGATGTATCCTGGTTGTGTAGACACTACACCAGCTATACGTGTGTCCATGTTAACTGTTGATTGTGTGACTTCTTGTTCACCACCAAATGATACCACTGTGCCTGGAGCATATTTGGCATCAGCTAAATATTTTTCTGCCAAGTCAGCGTATTGTGCTGTGGTTGCCTGTGCGTAGATAATATTAAAGCCAGCGCCACTTGTACCGATATTGCCTTGACCAGCTGTGCCACCGTTACCAATAGCAATAGCATTGTTTAAACTGTTGACATAGATAGCTCCGCGAATACCCGCGCCACCCATAACCTGTAGTGCGCCTGTTTGACTGCTGGTCGAAGTACTAGTTTGTGTAACGTTAGCATTACCAATCCACAAGTCAGCATAAACATAACTACCATCACTGGTAGTAACTGTTGTGCCTGGAGGAGTAACTAAGTTACTGAACAATCTCCAACGACCGTCTGCCGCTGTTTTGTATAGGCCTGTGTAGCGTTGCGCTGTACCATCATTGTATGTACCAGCAATACCAATATCAACTGCGTTACCTACGTTGGTATTAGCTAAGAATAAGAATGGATCGTTAACTGTTAAACTGTTAGTAGCTGTGGTATTAAACGCACCAGCAACTGTAAATGATCCAGCTACAGTCATTGACCCGCCTAGATACATAGATCCAGTTACGCCAACCCCACCTGATACTACCAGTGCGCCAGTTGATTGGTTAGTTGAACCAGTTGTGCTGGTAGCATATATAGTACCACCCACATAAGTTGCACCTGTAATACCAACGCCACCTTTGACCTGTAGTGCACCTGAGGTAGTGCTGGTTGCTGTTGGAGTGCCTGAAAATACAATAGTATTTTGACCTGCGGCAGTTACACCTAAAGATGTAGTTGTTGGCCAGTAAATACCTGTGGTACTTGCACCAATGCCTGAAATACTTGGAGCAACGTTAGTGCCCAATGGATAAACGTTGGCTGTTAAGTTGATAGTGTTAAGTGCGCCAGCTAGATATGTTACTGAAATATTGTTTGTACCAGCAGTTGGTGCGGTAACAAAAGTTAAACTTGATCCTGCGGCTACATAGTTGGTAAATGGAACTTGTAAGGTACTGCCAACCTGTACAATCAAGTCAGAAGCTCTACCAACACTTTGTTGTAGAGTAAAGTTTACGGTTGTACCATCACCACTAAAAAACTGGTTACTAGTAGCCAGGGTTTGGGTAATTGGTTGTATACCTACGTATGCCATGTTATGAAAGCTCCAAAACGCTCATTACTACGTCAGCTGAGTTAGCAGCTGAAGTCTGAACAAAAACTGCATTATTAGATTGTAATACTACCTTTTGGTCAACACCAACTGGAATTAGTGTACCGCCTGCTGAAATAGGTGCATTATAAATCAAATAGATATTTGCACTACTACCAGCGGCATAGTTGCCAGTGAATATACCAACGTTGGCACTAATAGTAGAGCCTGTGGTATTAGCAACTGCTATGCCTAGTATTACTGAAGATAACACAGTGCTACTTACAGTGTAGTTACCTACCAGTGACCATGTGTTACCAGCGTTTTTGCTTGTTTTTAAATAAAAATTACTTGCCATTTTATGTTATCCTATTAACTTAATGCGATTGCAAATGCTTGCGCATCTGATACTGTGGCGGCTTGGACTCCATTGATGGTTAATCCTGCCGCGTGCGTTACTGATACGGTATTAGCTGTAAGGGTTTCTTGTGTGGTATTAGCTGTAAGACCTGCAACTGACAAGTTACCTGTTGTGGTAATACTACCTGTTGCTGCATCTATCGTTAATGGTCCGACTGTTAAGCCGTTCTGAACTACAAAGTTGGTGTTAGCCATTTGGTTCCATATTCCCCAAGGTTAAATGATTACTTGCTTTAAGTTATTTATCCTAGAGAATTGAAAAGTTCAAGACAAAAAAATAGCACCCGAAGGTGCTATTCTTTTAAGCAATTAACTGGGTAGTTAATTACATCATGCCGTGCATGCCATGTTGTTGATTAGCTGGTTCTTCTTTAGGAAGTTCGTTAATCGCACAGTCTGTGGTTAACAGTAACCCAGCAACACCTGCGGCATTTTGTAGTGCGCAACGTGTGACCTTAGTTGGGTCAACTACGCCTTGCTCTAACAAGTCACCATAGGTATCATTGGCTGCATTAAAGCCATAGTTACCAGTACCGTTGGCCACAGCATTAACTACAACACTAGCTTCGCCGCCTGCGTTTTCAACAATACTACGCAATGGAGCTTCAATAGCACGTAGAACAATGTCAATACCAACTGATTGGTCGTGATTGTCGCCAGTTAATCCAGTGACTGCTTGTTTAGCACGGATAAGTGCTACGCCACCACCAGGAACGATGCCTTCTTCTACAGCGGCTTTAGTAGCGTGTAGTGCATCATCAACACGGTCTTTCTTTTCTTTCATTTCAACTTCTGTTGCGGCACCAACTTTGATCACTGCCACACCACCTGAAAGTTTAGCTAGACGCTCTTGTAACTTCTCTTTATCGTAGTCGCTGGTAGCATTTTCAATTTGTGTACGAATAACTGCTACACGATCATTGATTGCTTCAGCAGTACCAGCACCATCAATAACAATAGTGTTGTCTTTAGAAATTTCAACACGACCACATTGACCTAGCTGTTCAAGTTTGGTATCTTCAAGTTTCATACCAATTTCTTCTGAAATCACAGTACCGCCAGTTAGGATAGCAATGTCCTGCATCATTTCTTTACGACGGTCACCAAACCCAGGTGCTTTAACCACTGCAACTTTGATAGTGCCACGCATGTTGTTGACTACTAGAGTAGCCAGTGCTTCACCTTCTAGGTCTTCACAGATGATAAACAATGGACCTACTTTGGCCACTTGTTCTAGTACAGGAAGGATTTCTTTGATGCTAGAAATTTTCTTGTCATAGATTAAGATGTAAGGCTTGTCTAAGATAGCTTCTTGTTTGTCTGCTTGGTTAATAAAATATGGGCTGAGGTAGCCACGATCAAACTGCATACCTTCTACCACATCTAATTCCATAGCCAAACTCTTGCCATCTTCAACTGTGATAACACCTTCACGGCCAACTTTCTCCATGGCCTGTGCAATGATACTACCAATTTCGTTATCGCTGTTAGCTGAGATAGTGCCTACTTGTTCAATACTAGCTGTGGTTTCACATGGTACTGAAATCTTAGCTAGTTCAGCAACCACAGCACCAACTGCCTTGTCAATACCGCGTTTCAAATCCATAGGATTCATACCAGCGGCTACAGCTTTGTTACCTTCACGCACAATAGCCTGTGCTAGAACTGTAGCAGTAGTTGTACCGTCACCAGCTTGGTCTGCTGTTTTGCTAGCTACTTCTTTGACCATCTGCGCACCCATATTCTGTAGTGCATCTTTTAATTCAATTTCTTTAGCTACAGTTACACCGTCTTTGGTAATGTGTGGTGCACCATAACTTTTACTAATAATAACATTACGGCCTTTAGGACCTAGTGTAACCTTAACAGCATCTGCTAGTACGTTTACACCTTCAATCATTTTGCTGCGAGCTGACTCGCCAAACTGTACGTCTTTTGCACTCATAACTTTTCTCCTTATTCTTCAATAACTGCGTAAACTTCTTCTTCTTTGAGGACCAGAACTTCCTCACCTTGGATTTTAACTATTTGACCAGCGAACTTACCAAATAGTACTTTGTCGTCAACATTTAATGACATTGGTACCAGTGTGCCTGCTTCTGTACGACGGCCAGCACCTACTGCTAGAACAATGCCTTGATCTGGTTTTTCTGCAACGTTATCTGGAATGTATAACCCTGAGCTTGTTTTAGTATCAGCTTCAATACGTTTAACAACCACGCGGTCATGTAGAGGATTTAACTTCATGATTTTATTTCTCCTTAATTAAGCAAGTAAAATGTTTTGCCCCGAAGGCACAAAACTACTAGTATATACTTGATAATACAGTATACACTAGCAGAATTATTTATGTCAAGTGTTTTCTACTCTAAATGATTATCCATCCATACTTTAAAGTCATTCCATTCCTCTTTAAGCATATCTCGTTTCCAAATATTATATTTCTTTGGAACAATTTTAAGATTGTCTATAGTAGACGGACCGTTGTGTTTTTGCGGAATCACATGGTCTGGACTAGGTAAGAATATATCATCACTAGTTACTCTATTCTTACCGCGGCCATAACAAAACTTAAAACCATTATGATAATCAGGACTAATATTGTACAACTCTTCCGGAGTTGCATCGTACTCCGGTTGCATACTCCAGTAGATACATTGTACCATTTTAAGATCCATTTTACCTGTAATTACCTTAAACCAAATATCTTTATTAAGATAAGTTGCTTCATCCATATCCGGATATGGATTATTTTCTACTTCAATAATCTTTTGGTTAATTAGTTCTACATCCATTTTTTGTATCCTTCTGTGAATGATAACAATACTTTGTATGTCTCACCTTTTTCTGTTTTAGGCACAGTAAGTTTATATTTGGTACTGTAAGAATCATATACGTGATATGTAGCGTGTGCAACTTTTACCTCAGGTGCAATACCACTTGGGTTACTTAAAGTATTAAACGCTTCCTTATACCAATTGTTAATTGCTTGCTTACATTGGTCGTGATATGTACCAGAATTTTGACCTTTGTTTACATTACCAAAACGTTTTCCAATTATCTCAGCTAGATCCTCTAGTTTAGGATTTAGGATTGAATTATTTGGACCTTGGTAGTCTACATCTAACCACTCGGGTTCTTGTTGTTTCAATAACTCGCATAGTCCAACTAAGTTTGCTGACTTCATTGGATCATTTGGGTAAACTTTAACTAGCACTGCTGCCGCAGCGTCCATTACGTCAAATCCCATGCGTGCAGATTTATACAAATCTGCCATGTGGCTAATACCTCTTGCACCGTTAGCTACAGGATCCCCTACACGACAAATATTAACAGCCCAACGTTGAGCCCATTGTGCGATATCCCACATAAACTTATCTTCACGGATCGGTGGACGATCAGCCTGGATATAAGCATCACAACGTTCTTTACGGTTGCGATAGTTATCGTATGCTTCTGACGGTAGGTTATCTACATTACAAGCACAGAACTGATCAATGTCTACGTTTTCATCGTCACTGATGCGATATTGTACAGACATATATCTAATACCAAAAATCATACAAGCAATAGTACGGTGTTGGGCATCATTGATAAACAGTCGTTTTAAATCTTTAGTCATGCGCCCAATGCCATTAAACACACTCCATGGATCAAATTTAAAAACAATCTGAACAATGTGACGTGCATATAATGTACGCTGTGAACGATAGTTAATCCATAACTTTTCTACAGCGTGGCGTTCAACGCCTTCCATTGGCATGATATTCATCAAAGGAATATCAATACCCCATAATGCTTTAGTATCTTCTAAGTGCTCTAACAAATCATAAAATGTTTGTAGAAGTTGCTGTTTGCCCCCACGCATATTAGCAAGGAATAGTTTTTCGTCAACTAATTCAAGTCTGCTTTCTACTTCTGTTTGACTAATTTGGTCATATGGTCGTCGTTGGGATACTGGTCCAAGTATTTGGTCCAAATCTTTACCAAAACGTTGAGCAATTACTTCTGGGTATCCTTGATTAGGATATTTTGGGTCAGGGTTAGCAGCCAAGTGATTAACCCAAGATGTTGCTTGTGACATATATTTCTCCTTTGTCCTAAAGTTGAATTAACGTATGCGTAGAACCAACTACGACATACTAGTTACTATTATAGTATCATTTGGTATTGTTGTCAACCTCTTTTTAGAGGTAGCAAACCCGCCGAAGCGGGTTTGGTTATTTTGGGTAACAAGGCATAACTGCCCCGTGGTTGCTGTTTCTTAGGCAGCTACTGCTTCTGTACCACGAGCAAAGCGGAAACCGCGGCCCATAGATACTTTTACAGTACCAAGTGTAGATGCTTTTGCATTTACGGATTTTGCTTGATTTACAGTCATCGCCTACTGTGTTGTCCACTTGCCTACTAAGCCGTCAATCGATACCATGGCACCCCCAACGAAAAACTCTCTTTCAAAAATGCTTTGGTGGAGGCGACGGGAGTCGAACCCGTGTCTTGTCCGTTTTTGGACTCGCTTCATACAACAATTCTTTAATCCCAATATGGAAGTGGTTCCTTAGCATTTAGTATAACTTCATACTCTGGATCCAACAACCATTTTTGGATTTTTCTTTTAGCATCACGGCGATGTGGTCTTTGCATTACCATGTTAACCCACCATCCTTGTGGACAGTTGTTAAACTTATGTGTGCCTGCATCACTGTGATACTTGTTTACTACTCGTTTATACTGCTTGGTTTTTGGGTCCATTGGCACCCAAATTAATCTGCCTGGGACTTTGATCATTTCTCTAGTTTGCCAAGCTAGATCAGTGTGGTCGCCACGCTTACGTCTACGTGTTCTAGACATATTATGCTCCTCGTAAAGTTTACGATCGCATAACAGTCTCCATGTACATTGTTTTCATGTTAATCTCTATTCGTCATCACTGCCCATGTATTCTTCATAGGCTGTTAAAAATTCATCTAGCATGACACAGACGATAATCACCACTACCCCAACAGTAAATATTTCGCCAAAAGTCATCGTACGCACCACATGCCGTTATAGTAAACTTCAACTTGCCCAGTTGCCTTGTTAAGTTGTTGTTCACCGTTGGTTGGCTCATTACTGACGAGGACCTTACTCAAATCCTGTTCAGTTACGCCAACATCAGTATAGTCTTTAATGTCCATACCATATTTATTATCATATGGGTATGCCCATACATTAAATTGAATTTGGTATATGTTCTGGCTTAACTTCTATTGGGGGTAGCTTAAAATCCCAACGCTGTTTAATTGGTCCAAATTGGCTGGCTTGGAATGTAGCACGATCGCCACCTTCCCAATAGGTATTAACCAACGGAATAATAGTCATACCCTGAACCTTTGGTGCATCATCTGTGCTTGGACGTATCCAACACCCTTCATGCTTGATCTTACCTTCTTCATCTTCTGTAGCATAGGTTCGGAAAGGATAATCTTTTTTGACTCTGTCACCCAACTTGCATTCATCCATGGTTAACGTTACATAACCACCTGCGTCATTAGGCATGTATAATTCTTGAACTACTGTGTCTGCTAATGCTGTAGAAGACACAAAAAGACTGATAACCGCTAAGTGTTTAAGCATTTTACTCTCCTCATATTAGCGGTCAGATCATTATGAAGAGATCGCTTACACCAGTATTTACTCTAAAATAAAAAGCCCGCGTCAGAGCGGGCTTTTTAGGTCCTGCTCCACTCAGGCAGCTTCTGTTTCAGTGATACCAGCACGAGCCTTGATTGCTTCTAGGCTAGGCTTAGTAACTTTAACAGTGCCAAGACCTGCATACTTTTCATCTGCCGCGTCAATTGCTGCTGCAAATTTACTGTAAAGGTCTGTGGTTTTCAAGTAGTTTACAGCGTCTAACTTAGACATAGCTGTTGGTAACTCGATAAGGTTAATGTCTGTGTGACCATCTTTGTTTAAGATTTTAACACGGCTAACTAGATCATTAGCAAAACGAACCTTGGTCTTACCATTTAACGTTGAAATACCTGTTACTTTAAACATTTACTACTCCTTCTTGTTGTTGTCTATCTTGAACTACGAAGCTTTGAATGTCTCCAAAGGCTTCACCCATCTCAAACATGTACTCCCAAAACTCTTGCTTTACGGCAGTAGTTTGAAATTCTAGATCAGCAAACACTCCTTTGAGTGCCTGCGGAGTGATGTTGCCACCACAAATTCTTGTTAAATTATTGTATTTCATAAAGCTATTATAGCACCTTTTGATTTGATTGTCAACCAAAATTATACCGCTACAGTGTCATTTTCAACATATTCAAGTTCATCTAAGGCTTCTTGTTCACTGTCAAAGCCACAGACATCATACCCAGTAGCATAGTGCTTGACATACCAACGACCATTACCCGGACTTGCTTCTGTATCAATACCAACTTCACCAACGCCCTGAATTACTTTCATTGCCTTATCCATTGTTTGCTCCTTAGTTAGTCTGCACGTGAACCCATGTAAGCACGGAAACCATGTTTGGTTAACACATCTGCGTAAGCACGTGCACCTGCTTCTTTAACATCCATGCTTTGACCATTGTAGCTACCACAAGTCCATAGGTTCATTGTTTTTGGACGATAGCTTTTCTTAAAGCCCATTTCAGCTAGTGCTTTGGCTTCTTTTGAATTAGTACGCGATACAAACACATCTACCCAAGCAAAACCACAGTAGGCCATTTCACCATGCTGGGCAATAAATGCTTGTTCTGCTGTAATTGCGGCTGTTTGTGCTTCATTTTTAATAGCTTGAATGTCCATTTATTGCTCCTGTGTTGTTAGTGTATGTGTAACATTATACATTCTTTTAACCAAAAAGTCAACCAAAATCTAATCTTAAAAGTGTGGGTTCAACTCTTCTTTGCGGCCTTTGGTAAGTGTCCAAGTGCCATTGCCCACACTGACAAAGTATTCTTTCATAACATCTACATAGTCAAATGTAGCAGAGTCATACACACGTGAACGGAATTCTTTTAGATAAAACTTATGGCCTGTGAATGTAGTCAGATACTTTTTAGTGATACGAGCAACCTTACCTGCGTAATACCAATCACCATTGAAACCGTAACTAACATCATCGCCTACTTGATAATCATGTTTAATTAGTTGCATTTGTCTAGTTCCTTATTGTTAATATGTGTATATTATACAGTCACTTAACCAAAAAGTCAACCAAAATCAGCAGAAAAGGGAAAATATCAGTGACTTATAAGTCTTTGATTTTTTGTAGATAGCCAACTACATTTTCCATGTAATTTAGGGCATTTTTTTGAGATGAAAGTACAGACAACAGTTCTGGACTATTTCTACGTATTAATTCAATTTGAATACTACTATCCATTAGTTGGTGTTTGAGATCTTCTAAGGGCAGTCTGGCCACTAACTTAAACATATTCATATCTCTGAACGGAGTCCAAGTTAATGTTTTTCCTAAATGCCAGTGTTGCCAGTCATTGGCATTGTATTCGCAACACTGTTTTATAGCTTCGGCTAGTGTTGCAGATTGTGCGGGTGTGTTGGATAATTTTTCTATGTAACTACGTTTAAAAAAATCATAATTAAGACTATTTTTAAATCTTTCCTCAGACATTACTTTGACAAATGAAGAGCCGTGGGCCTGCAATAGCTGATCAACTGTTACAGGATTTCTGGCAGTAAATTCATCACCAGGAGCTCCGCTGGCCAACACACAATTTTCTGCCCAATAGTGAATTTGGTTATATGCCCAAAATCTACTCAAATGCCCGTGATTTTTAAGATAAAAATAATCGTGTTCTATATACCCATTTGTAACTATATGGTAGTCGTCAGTGTAGTTTTTTATATATGAAAACAGCAGAGCGGTATCCACGCCACCACTTAAAAATACACGCAAAGGCAGTCTATTGTATTCAATAAACTGTTGAACTTTTGATTTCAGTATAAGGTCAATTTGATCAACTGCCTGATCAAATGACACAGGCGAATCGTCAATTGAGCCAATTGGGTCAAATGCAGTATGGATTAATTCTAGGTTATTGGTAAGACCAACTATTCCATCAGTGTACTGCAACTTGCCTATTTCTCTCAGATTTGTTAATCCAAGATCATAGTCATACCAAATTGGAAAACTTCTGAGATTATCAGTTCTTATCAGCAGGCCACTGTCAGTGACTTTGATAATACAAAAATTGCCGCTATGGGTGGGAGATATTTCTTCACTGATTCTTACAGCAAAATGACTTAGATCTGCGTTGTCTAAATATCCCTTGTACCATACAAGATCACCGTGGTAGTCTTGTACCTGTGTCCACCCATCATCTAAATTTATAACAAAATGATCAGTTTGATAGTTATGTTTAAAATTAGTCTGTGCAGTTTTGCTAATGTGAAAAAACATTATCTTTTTGTAATCACCTCGTCAGCAAGCCCATAGGCCACTGCTTCTTCTGCTGATAAGAATGTATCAAACTTCATAGTGTCAAACAATTCTTCGTAGGTCTTACCTTGCGTATTATGTTTGACATAGAGTTCAGTTAGACGTTTGTTAATGCGCACACTTTCTTCAAAACTACGTTTAGCATCTTCAAACTGTAGATCTTGTACGTGTACACTACCACGTGTGCCAGGAGTACCTGAACTAACACGATGGATCATTGTACGTGCTTCTGGTAAGACAAAACGCTTGCCTGGATGACCTGCTTGAGCAAGGAAACTACCCATACTACATGCCTGCCCAAGAACAATAGTACGCACATCTGGACGGATAAACTGCATAGTATCATAGATAGCCAAGCCAGCAGTTACACTGCCACCTGGACTGTTGATATAGAATAAGATGTCTGCTTCTGAATTTTCTGCTTCTAGGTATAACATCTGTGCTACGATTGAACTGGCTGTATGTTCATTAACATCAGTATCTAACATCACGATACGATCTTTAAGTAGACGTGAATAAATGTCATAGGCACGTTCGCCTTGACTTGTACGTTCTACTACCATTGGGACTAAATTTGACATTTATCTTCCTTTTGTTCGTTCTTGTAATTCTTGACAAAATACGCAGAGCTTGACTCCGCGAATAGCTGACCTACGCTTTTCTGGAATTTCATCTCCGCACTCTTCACAGTGCGTAAGGCTTGGTTGCGCCGCTTGCTGTTCTAATTGGCGGCGCACGTTAGCGATAGCATTCATGTTGTTGTGGATGGCATGTAACTGCCCCATTTCGGCTTCTTCTTCGTTATTGTACACGAAGTCGTCGTTTATTTGGATTTCTTTTACGGTCATAGGCTGTCTTCACTTAGTAGCGGTTTATCTAATTTATCTCTGGGCGGTTCTAACTCACTTAACTTCTGATACATTGTAGCTAAAAGTCCTCGCAGACTTTCCATACGAGGATCTTTAACATCAGTGTGTCTGATGATATCGTGTACTAGCCCAATTTGGGTCTGTAATTCTTCTAATTTATTTTTATCTACCATGAACTATTATAAAACACTTTTAGGCCTAAGAACAACTGGCTGCGTGCCTCCTTGATAAATTTTAAATCATCTTCGTAGTAGTAATCATCACTTGGATCACCCCAGAAGAACCCCGTTGCTTCAACACCTTTAACACGACCTCGTTTGAGATCTTCTTCAAGTTGGTCAATGTCTTCCCAGGTCAGCTCTAGTTCATCACCGTTGAACTCACCTTCATTGCCTTTACTGACCCAGAGATTGTACATCCAACCATGTAGGTTTGGATGCTTGCGCCAGTAGGCGATTTCAATAGGTTTACTTACTTTGGGATTAACATACTCACCAGTTTCTTCGTTGAACTCACAGGTGTCCCAATATTCACTATTTTGACCTGCTTTGGCAGCAACGTAAGCATACATGTCTAAACCCATGATTGACCTTTCATACTTAAAAACATAAGTGTTATTATACTATCAGTTTATGGTTGTGTCAACCAAAATTTCATTAAATATTAAAATGATTATCTATAGTGATACCAGTGTTTGCGATAGTTGGGCAGAATTACCTAACATTACCATAGTAAAAAATATTAATGTTTATATGGATTCGCCAGGGCCAAAAACCGCAGTATTTCATGCGCCCTTTCCTAGGTATTCAGATTTTGATCATTTAGAAGAAACTTTCAACCAAATATATGATTCTAGTGAGCAGATAATACTACTGGTCACAGAACTACACGATGTCACTGTAGATTTCATTGAAAAGTTTGATCGCCCTAAAATAGTCCTGTTCTTAAATGGTGATTTAAATTTCAAACTAGATCATGCTACCTACTATCACTACCATCATTGGTTTGAGTCTACTACGTTGTTTTATAAAAATAATCAGTTTCTACTAGACAAGTTAACTCCTTATACTGCTAAACCTAAATATTTTGACATATTATTAGGACAAGAAAGAAAACATCGTGATGAAATATTTTCTTATATCAAACACAATAACCTAGATGACAAAGTTATTCTAACCTATATATCTAGTATAACAGAAAGTTTTCAAGAAAAATCCGCCACTGAGTGGCAATGGGAAAGTGAAGGATTAGAAATTCCTGATTGGCCTATTAGGCATACTATACGCCCAGTAAAATACTACAATCAAATAATTTCATTAAGCCAGATCATTCCATTGAGCATTTATAACCAAACAGCCTACACAGTAGTAGCAGAAACATGGGGGATTGATAATCGCTTTACCTTTAACACTGAAAAAATCGTCAAACCTATTCTAGCTGAAAGGTTATTTTTAGTGGCCAGCAATCAATACTATCTACGTAACTTACGTGCATTGGGATTTCGTACATTTGACACGGTCATAGATGAAAGTTATGATCTAGAACCTGATTATAAAATCAGATGCCAAATGATTGGTGAACAGATAAAATTCTTAGCTGGTCAACCTCAGAAAGAACTTTTAGCTAAAATTAGTCCAATAACAAAGCATAACCAAAGTTTGATGTTAGGTACTGATTGGTATGGAGAATTTTTAAATTCTCTTGGCGCAATTATAGTTTAAATACTAGTGTGCACCATACGTTAATTTTCAATTTAAGCTCTTATCAACCAGAATATCGCAGAAGTCTAGGCGGTCATCGTATAGCCTCTTGGCTACGTGAACAAGGATGGGATGCCGAAGTAATTGACTTTATTGAATTTTGGACTTTAGAAGAATTACAAGAACTTTGTCGCGAACGTCTTAATGATCGCACAGTATTTGTTGGGTGTAGCACAACATTTTCTTATTCTAGTCCATTAATACAAAAATTGTTTATATGGATTAAGGCAACATATCCTAAAATTAAACTGGTTGTGGGCGGGCAAAGCCTAGGACGTATTATTATACCTGCTGATTGGTACATTGAAGGATATGGCGAACATGCTATCTTAGAAGTAATAGCTCATCTGTTGGGTAATAATAACAAAGTCAAATACTCTCTATGGAACAACGGCAAGAAATTTATCAATGCCATACACAGCTATCCAGCTTATCCAATGTCTAGTCTGCGTGTGCAGTACGAAGCTAGAGATTTTATACGTGAATTTGAATGGCTAGGTATTGAGATTGGGCGAGGTTGTAAATTTAAGTGTGACTTCTGCGCTTATCCTATACTGGGAGTCAAAGGTGATTATTCTAGAGCCGCAGATGATTTTCAACAAGAACTTCAGGACAATTATGATCAATGGGGAGTCAGCCATTATTATGCCGCTGATGAAACATTCAATGATCGCACAGAAAAAATTATTAAATTTGCAGATGCTGTTGAAAATTTAAACTTTAATCCTACCTTTATGGGATTCATACGCCCTGATTTGCTAGTGTCGCGTCGTGAAGATTGGGAACATCTACTGAGAATGAGATTTTTTATGCATCACTATGGTGTAGAAAGTCTTAACTGGCAGTCAGCTAAAAGCATAGGCAAAGGCATGCCTACTGAAAAGTTAACTCAGGGATTGTTAGAAGCCAAGCAGTGGTTCAAACAATATGTTCCATATCATGGGGTAATGAGTTTTATTGTTGGATTACCGCACGAAACAAAAGAGACTATTCAAACTACATTTGATTGGGTTGATGCCAATTGGCAAGATCAGCATGCAACTTTTTATCCATTAAACATTGTTGTTGAGGATCGTCACAAATCTACCATTGGGGAAGATTGGGCTTCAAGAGGCTACAGAATTAAACCTCTTGAAAATATAAGCATGCCTGAAGAAAGTCTGGCACGCACAAACAATCTGCCATGGCATGATGAAATTTTAGGATTACACTGGGCCAATGATCACATGGATTTAAAATGGGCCATTGCAACTATCAATGATTGGAATGCAACTAAACAGATAAAGCATTCTGTATCAGGGTGGGCGTTTGGTCAGGTCCTGCCCTATACCAATTTATCAATTGAACAATTTGTTAATACACCTGCAGAAAAAATAAATCATTTTATAGTCCAACATCAGACTAAAAAATTAATTAAAGAATATATTAACTCAAAGATCAATTATAGATAGTTGCCGAGCACGTTCGTATAGTGCAAAACTAGCCAAATTCTTACCCTTGCTTTCGCACATGATGTCAAACTTGTCTAAGAATGACAATGCCCAATCGTTACAAGCAGTGTTCCAGTAGAAGTCACTGTGCGCACGCATCTTACTTTTCTTGTAGCCTTGCTCTAGTAGTAGGCTGTGGTTAGGAGCTGTACTAGATGAATGAGCGGGGAGAACGTCTTCTCTGGATACACTATAGTGTAGCGTAGGACGCAGGCCGCGCCAACTGTCAAGAATGCGTGCAATTCTGGCATCCTTAAGATCAATGTAATGCCCTTCGCGGATCCAATGGTGGTGGATATCAAGAACAATAGGTACAGTATCGACAAGATTGAGGCAATCATCAAGACCATGTTTCATTTCCTCGTTTTCAATGGTAATAGTGTTGCGTGCTTCAACACTGAGTTTAGGGTAGACATCAAGGATACCTTGATAGCCTCTACGACCTGCAATATGCACGTTGCATTTAAAGTCTTGGAACTTTTGGCCATAGCCCATCATGCGAATCATGTCCGCATGATACTCAAACTCTGCTATACTCCTGGCGACAATATCGTCATTATCGCTAGCCAAAACAGTAAACTGACCAGGATGAAAGGATAAACGTACACCACGATCCTTAGCAACCAATCCAACTTCTGCAAAAAGCTGTTCACAACGCCTTTTAACATCAGCTTGCTGCCAATAATAAGACCAGCTAGACTCAGTATATACAGGCAAGATGTCACTGCTAATACGTACCATGCGAAGTGATTCATCTAAGTTACCTACCCTCTCAATTAGTTTGCGAGTGGACATAATGTTTTGTTCCATTAGGTCCCATAGCCGCTGTTCAGCTACTTCGCGGGATTGACGATTAAGCCAAGCCACTGTAGTAGTACCTGTATTGAATTCTTTTGCAGCGTCTGTGGATTTGATACCCTCAACTTGATCAGGGCGATCAATCCACTTGCAGGCAAAACCGATGCGTTTGATTTGTGATGTCATAAAACTATTATAACACCAAAATGTCTTTATGTCAACCTACTTTACCAAAACTTGCCCACTGTGTTGCGCCCAAACAAACCCAGCCAATTGCTGAACCAGGCATAGGACTTTCATTCCAAACTATAGTACCTGTGATAGCAGGATAGTTTGGTATTGTCGAAGCTGAGCTCATAGGAGTATTACCTATGCGTAGGTTTTCTATTTCTACACTACCATCAGGATCTAATAGAATATTTTGTTTGTTATTAGCACCAATGACCAACTGTTGACTACGTGGTGTGCCAATATAACCTGTGTCTTGACTGCGTTTGTTCACTACCACTTCAACTTCTTGGTCCCAAACACTTAACACCGCAGTAGGATCAATGGTGTTTACTCCTACTCGTCCCTGTGTAACATACAAGGTATCAACTAATAGATTTTCACCTGATGTCTGTAGGTCGTTAACCACACCCAAACGTCTGATGTTGGTATCAATGATATGGTATCCTAGCCTATTACCACTGACAATTTCTTTCCCACCTTGTGTGATCTTGTCTAGATCAATACCATCAGCCTGCATCTTTTTAAAGATAATGTCGCTGAATCCTGAAAATAAATCATCTGTTAGTAATTCTTTGACTGCTTGACTGGTTTGTTCTACCAGCTTTAAAAAGCCCTTGGCATCAGCCGCTACTTCACCATTAATCACCAAACGGCCATTGAGACTGATGTCACCTTTGACTGTGAGTTGTGGAGCAAACAATGGCCCTTCAAATGCAGTACCACGATCCATCAAGGTCATCTGTACACGAGTACTTAGATCTTCTATGCCTGTACTGCCAAAGTTTGTGATAATACCGCCGCTGACCTGGTCACCTGTTAACTTTAGTCCTGAAAAATCTATGCTGTTGTGACTGATACTTTTTTCTGGGAAGCTGGTAGTCTGTAGCATACTGCCTACTTTGTTCTGCACCAATGCTCCAATAACTTCTGTGACGTTTACTGCGGCTAGTTTTTGATTGATGTAGCTGCTGATCTGTTGGTTAGCAGTTGCAGTTAGGTTTTTATTAATCTGGTCAGTTAATTGTGCTACAATCTTTTGCAGTTGTTCATCGCTGGTGCTAACAAAGTTAAAATTGTCCAGGCGTGTACGGATTTGTTGTTCAACAAGGCGTTGTACAACGCTGTCAAATTCAGTATTGGCAATTTTAGCAACGATTTCATTGGAAATTTGATCGCGTAGTTCAGCTTCGATAGTGCCTTTAAGGCTGTCTATGATGCTGGCGACAATAGGTTGTAACTGTTCATTGATATCCATAACACCTCTTTGAAAAACTTAGAAACTAATTGAAATAACGTGTTCGTAGTTTTTCTTGATTAAACTTTTATACATCAAGTTCTTATGTACATAAAAACTCTTTGCTCCAGCATCAATGCTGAATTTAGCCATCTGCTTGAAAAACATACTGCGACGAGCAAATGGGCCGGTGGTCACTGCATTAGCACCATGCATCTCATATACTGTGGTGCTCCAACTATTTCTATCATTGAAATCATAATGATGATACTCTAAAAATAGTTTTGTATCGTTGTGTGCGTGAACTGCCAATGGTTGACTAAATTCACGATCACGGAAATCTTGGTTCTTATAGTCACGTAAGGTGGTTATAATAACATCTTTGGCTAGATCACTAGCTGACTTTATTTTATCTAACTGCTCTTGTTCTGAGTTGGCAAAGGTAAAATACTCATCGCTGGCCACTACCCAATTAAACTGCTTTTTATATTCTTTTAATTCTGCATCAGCAATATATACGTATTTAACTCCTGTAGTGTCTAGGAATTTTTTTGTATCTGCTGTGATACCTGTAACAGCTATCTGTTTATATTTGGCACCCAACATCATAGGACTGAATCCGTAGAACAGTACACTGGTGGGAACTGCTCCATGATGCTCTGAGATTGAACGAAGAATTTCTTGCTTCTTGTCAATAACTTCTTGGCTTTTAGGATTAAATTTGAAAGCACTTAAACTGGCTTCAGAATACGTGGCAAAACCTTGCGGCATAATTGTTTCCATTTGTAACTATTTAGTTTATTCTCTAACTAAATCAAGCGTTACACAATGGAAGCTGCCTCCTAGTGTGCGGCTATGGCGCAATTTTAATGGAATACTGGTAATACCTACTCGCTCTAGGTCTTTAATAAGCTGGGTCTGCGCCGCATCAATGATCACAGTGTTTGGATCAACACTCAGCATATTCATACCAACCCACTTGCTGGCATAGGGATATTGATAAAAGTCCTGTGCTACTACATCCTGTACCCAAATCTTCTCCCATCCATCAAAGGCTTTTGGGCAGTTTACTTGATTAACACGACTAGCATTTAATACAACTAACCCTTCACGCAGTGGTGCTATGGTTGAATCAATATGCACACCGCTGTAGAAGTTACATAGTTCTATTTTGATTTGTGGGAACTGTTGACATAACCATTCGTAGGCCTTACGATTGCCGCTGGGGCTTTCTAAGTATAACCAAGTGTTACCTAAACGGCAAATGTTAGCGGCATCTAAGGTCATACCTTGACCACGCGGCATATTAAACACCATGCGTGCTGAATTAGTCACCGCTTGTAGTGCTTGAATTTCTTGATCACGGCAAGGATACATCATAGCAGGATCAACTACACAGCTACCCCATATTATCAATCTATCTCTAGGACAATAATTGTACATGCCACCTAGCTCTTGAAAGTTCATATCTGCGGGACGATGGACTTCAACGCCTATTTGTGTCAAGACATTGGCTAGGTCATCTAGATCCTCATTGGCTTCGTCAATGATCCACTGCGGCACTGGGCCACTAGGCACTGGTGTTTCTTTCCAAGTGGTCTTAGAACTTTCCTGAGCAAACACAGGATCTGTACTAGGCCAATTGGCATGTGTTGCTGATCCTACGACCACTGATTTTAGTTTTCCCCATTCATTACTTGTGCTGATCTTCATACGTGTCCTGTAACTTGTAGTGTGTATCTTGGTGTGTAGCCCATGTTAGCCGCTAGGTGCGGAGTATCGTACCACCATACTACCACATCACCCGCTGACCATTTAACCACAGGTTCACCTGCTACTTCTAAATAGTGGCCACTGGCCCAGTCTTCTAAAAACACAATAGCACGATAAATGCTTTGATGTGTAGTTTCTAATTCAAATACGTCAATATAGCGTTTATAAGTGTCTATATGATTAGGTAAGATTGTACCCGAATCCATGCGATAATAACTAGTACAGACATCTTTCCACTTTAGCTGTTCTTCAAAGTAAGCAATAATACGATTATTCCATACAGGCTGTGTCTTGCGCATATCACACATGCTGCCCACAAAGTTATCAGCAAAGCCCATGTCTGTCCAACGTGCAGTGTCGCTGGGATTGTTAAATGGTTCTTTGCTATAATCTAAATGCAGATATGCATCGCCCCAAAACGGCTCTATGTTAAATCTGTCCACGTGTGTTTCCGTAGTGAATAACAGTATACGATGGGTTACGTGTAGAGTACCTACGCCATGGATCTACAATAATGCTACCGTGGCCTGGTGTAAAATATAGTTGTTGTTCTGGCAAGTTACCTGTATAGCCGTAGGTAATCTGACGATTGTGTGCTAGTAGAACAATACCTTCGGTGTCGTCATACACCGTATCGCCTGTTAGAGGATCACTGTACAAGTATTGTGCGCCATGTTCCTCTAGATAACTACCAATTAATAAGCTGTAACTGCCTTCTAACATATCTACATCTGGCTTGTAGGCCTTGCCATGAATAATAATTGGCATATCGTGTGTGTTTTGTAAATCTATTAGGTATAATGCTAGGTTCTCTGCTTGCTTTTCACGAGCGTGCATGACTGTGTCAAATATATCATAGCCTAGATCTAGTCTTTCTGCTAGATATCGTAGAGCAATATTATCGCGAGGATGACAAGGGCCAGCATCGCCCATGCCTGCGGTCATGTACTTAGGACTCATAATACGTATAGTTGATTCTGCTAGGGCAGATGTTACTACATCTACATTCATGTTGCCATTCTTCATGGCCACATCTTGTATCATATTAACTAGGCCAATCTTGGTTGATATAAATGTATTGTAAAAGACTTTGATAGCTTCTGCTTCGTCCCATGTGCCGATAGCGTAGCGTGGATTGTTAGCCATGAGGGGTTGGTAGAAGTCTTTGAGTAATTGTGCATCACCTGTTAGGCTACCATCTTCTGTGCCAATGATAACCATTTCTGGATTAACCATATCCCAGGCAACACTGCCCATGGCTATTAGGTAAGGATTATAGATAAAACGTGCGTTGGTAATATGACGACGTAATTCACGTCTTGTTGTGCCAGGTAGTACCGTTGAGATTAATACCACTAGTTGATCTTTGGTCACGTATTGATTGATGTCAGCTAAGACTTGATTAGCAATGGTGTAATCAAAATCTTTATTAGCCAAATGTGTACTAGGAATAGATCCATCATATACAGGATCATGTGGTGTTTGTACTGCTACAAAGATTACGTCTTTGCCTCGTACTGCACCTTCTAGTGTATCAGAAATCTTAATCTTCTTACTGTGTTTAGGGTAAATATCATAGCCAGTTACATCATATTCTTGTGCCATTACTTCTGCACAGGCTAGGCCTAATTTACCGATTCCAATGAATCCTACTGTTTTTAATTGAATTGACATAATGCTCCAAATTGATCATATCTACGAATTTTTTTTAAAAAATGTCTTCCCAAAATCAGAGGGATATTTTCGTCCCAATGGGGTTGTGACTAAAGATAATGTAAATGTATTTAATAGAAATAGTTCCAATTCTAAAATATTATTCTATGATCAAGAGCCATTCCTAAATGAAGTTGAGGATTTACTTGGTTGGTTTAAAACTCCAGAACCCTTGACTAGAATTACAATCTTTGAAGATCTTAGATACCCTAAATTTAAAGAATATTCATTAGATGAATTGTATAATCTGTATTTCAATGATCCTAATACTGATAAAACAGCCAATCATCCAGATGTTCATGCTACTACGTTGGCTTATCCTAATACCTTTTTTAAAGAACCACATATAATAGTAGTTTCTGAAATATCAGAATATCTGCAGACTCTATTAAAAAATTATGAATTGAATCCGCTTTACTACTTTTTCCATGGCTTTGCGGCCTTAGATTGGTATCGTGGATTCTATGCTTTGAACTTTAATAAATCAATAGTCAGATCATATGACTATGATTTTACCTCGTTTAATAGAATTATCAACTATGATCGTAGCTATAGGATTTACTTGATTAGTTTGCTAAAAGCTCAAGGTCTATTAAACAAAGGGCTAGTCAGTTTTAATGTTACTGACAACGCATTTGATGATTGGCGTGATGAAGTTGCTGATCCAAATAGTAAACTAAGCGAGTTTGCAAAACAGCACGCAGAAACTCATTTGGTTAATGTTGATAAATTAGTCATAGACCATGCAGAATTGCCAGGTAGTGCCAGTGCTGACATTCCTAGAGGAAATGATGCACTGTGGAACATTGTAACTGAAACAGTGTTTTACTACAATAAGCTACATCTAACTGAAAAGATATTCAAACCTATCGTCAGCAAGCAACCTTTTATGCTCGTGGCTGCACCAGGTAATCTTGCCTACTTACGCAGTTATGGATTTAAAACCTTTGATGGAATCATTGATGAAAGCTACGATCTTATTCAAGACAACGATCAGCGCACTGCCGCAGTAGTTGATCAATTGGCATGGTATTGCGGTTTATCTGAAGATGAAAAATTAGATGTCATAAAGCGTATAGAACCTATTGTTTTGCACAATTTCCATCACTTTTATGGCGAATTCCGCCACATAATCACACAAGAATTAATCACTAATGCAAAGACCTTGTTTAAAGATCTAGGCTATGATGACAGTCACATTAACTACCATGATATCTATCATGTGCTGACCCATTAAAATCTCACCTAAATATAAATACTAGTATAATAAAAATAGTATTTCAAGGAGCAGGACATGGGTGATGTATTCAAACTCATAGGTGATTTAGGTTTTCCTATCGCAGTGGCGCTAGCAGGCGGCTATTTCGTTTATCTCACAATTAAACTATTACTACAGGGTGTGCTAGGCTCAATCAAGGGCATGGCAGGTATTATCACAGCCTTAGATAATCGTGTAAAAACAATGAACCATGACGTTATCCGTATTGATACTATTGTAAGTAATGCACTTGGACTTAGACCAGACACTGATCGTATTGCACGTGCAGATGGTAAGACGGACGCCCGTCGCGATTAGCTATATCGTAAAAATGACGCAAAGATATAAATACATATATGAACAAATATTATGTATATGAATATCTCAGAGAAAATGGCACTCCTTATTATGTAGGTAAAGGTAGTGGGTTTAGAGCGTATTGTAAAAGGCCATATAAACCCAACGACAAATCTCGCATACGAATTGTTGCTGATAAGTTGACTGAACAAGAAGCATTTAATTTAGAAGTAGAACTAATTGCAAAATACGGTAGAAAAGATTTGGGCACTGGTATTTTAAAAAACAAAACAGATGGTGGAGAAGGGCCTTCATTGACTGATGATATTAAACAAAAAATATCTGTAGCAGGAAAAGGTAGAACCCCTTGGAACAAAGGACTTACAGCATCTACTGATAAAAGAGTAAAAGAAAATGCTAAATCTCGTTCTCGTGTTAGATATAGCGAAGAAACAAAAAAAGCATTTATGAAGCCAAAGTCTGAAGAAGGTAAAAAAAATATGTCCGTGGGACAACTAGGAAAAAAATATCCTAAAAAGGCTTGCGAGCATTGTGGCAAAGAAATACCAACAAATGCAATGGCTTCTCATATGAGAACTCATAAGGGAGAGATTAATGTTTAAATTACCACATCAAGTATGGCTAGAGCAACAACCAAAGCATACCCAAATATGGTTAAAGAAACAAGCAATCTGGCACGATGCTGATTTGTTTAGATTCTTAGTTATAGGTATGTTATTAGGATTTTTAATTGGGCTGATATTTTAGGAGATAGATAATGGCATTAATGGATACAGTAATGAAAATGGTAACACGTGAACCTAAACCAGGTGATGATAAAGCTCCGGCCACAGGCGGCCCTAGTCGCAGTGAACGCGAAGCAAAGATCAAAGGACACGCTGGCTTAGTAATTAATATTTTTGCTGCCTTACTAGCATTTAACGTTTGGTATGGCGGTGGGTTAAGTTCAACTATTATGAACAACACTATCAAAGCAAACGATATTTGGAATTTTTATCAAGCAAAATCAATCAAACAAACAGAATACGAACTAGCTGCACAGACTACCTCTGATCCAGTCAAGGCTAAAAAGTTTAGTGAAAAAGCCGCTAATTATGAACTAGGTGACGAAGGCAAACCTGCACTGTTTGAAAAGGCTAAAAAGTTAGAAGAAGAACGTGATCATGCTAAGAAAAAATCGCCGTGGATTGGCTACGCTGGCACAGCATATCAACTAGCGATTGTTTTACTTTCAGCAAGTATTTTAGCAGTTAGCATGGCACTATTTTGGACCAGCTTTGGCGTATGCGCAGTTGGCATACTGCTAATGAGCCAAGGTCTTTTCCTTTGGTTCTAATATGAGAGTTGCATTAATTTGGATTTTTTGGTTAGCACTGGTGTTTTGGTGGCTGACTCCTGAGATAGACTCTATCAAAGATAGAGTAGCGGAACATAACGCACAAATTCAAAAGGCGTTAGAGGAGTAGTATGGATATTGTAATGTTAATCAATAAGTATGGCTTCCCCATTGTCATGGCAGTGGGCATGGGCTATATTATCAAATACGTATGGGAATGGAGCACAAAAGAAGTTAAGCCTGTGATTAGCGATGCTAACACTGTGCTGATTGCGCTTATTGATCGTATACGTATGCTAGACAATGACCTAATACGCTTAAATCAAAAAGTAAACACAGTCTTACACCTACGTGGCAAAACAATTGAACACGAACGTGTTGAAGCTGAAAAAGAAATTAATATGAAAGTACATAAAGCTAAAACAGAAGACGACCAAGCCGCATCAAGCGGCGAAGGTTAACTTTTAATTAGCTCTTCTGCCTCTGGAAAGCGTGTATGTGCATTGCGACTTCCAAGTAGGGCAATTATACGCTGACCTAACTGCGTATTCATCAGCATTACCAAACATCCGCCACTTTGGTGAATATACCCAGTTTTACTTACAATAATATCATCGTCATGTAGTCTAACAATAGGGCTGGTATTAAATGCCTGATACCAATGTTTCTTTACTTTAATCTCAACGCTAGGTCGAGTAGCACTGACTATGTTGGGATAACTTTTAGCACTGATAATAAGTTTAATTAAATCGCGAGCTGTACTGACGTTGGTTTCCTCTAGGCCAGTGGGATCAGTGTAGTGTGTGTTGGCCATGCCAAGATTGATGGCCTTGAGATTCATAGCCTCTATACAACTATCAACTCCGCCTGGATAGTTCGCGCATAAAGTATAGGCCGCAAAGTTATCACTTTTAACCATGGCTAGATCAATTAGGTCTTGGCGAGTAAGTGTTTTAACACTATGAGGTAAGTGTGTATGATATTGGCGGGTTAACTTATAGTCTAAGATAATCACGTCATCTAACGGCTGGCGAGAATCTAGCACAACCATAATGGTCATTAGTTTAGTAATACTAGCAATAGGGCGTGGTTGATCTGCATCTTTCTCAATAACAACTTGTCCTTGAGTATCAGTGACCAAATAGCTCTTAGCAGTTACACCAGCTTGTACGGTAACTGCAAACGATACCAAAAGAAAAAATATAATTTTATTCATAGTTAATAACATCCGTTATGACATTTCGTTTAATTAACTCTTTGAAGTCTTCCATGTTGTCTGCCTTTGGTGCGCAATACCCGCAGAAGCATATAGATTTTGCACACTTGACCACAGGCATAGATTTAGTTTCAAATTGCTCTTTAAGATTATTGATTAGTGCTGAGCTATTGCTCAAGTTGCCAATTGGTTCTACTTTGCCAGTGAATGACATCTTACAATCTTTATTAAAATAGACCTTGCCAGTGGTCTGTTGAACAAATAAGAAGAACCAATTTACACTACAGTTCCAGCCAAAGAATCCCTGTTTAGGCACAAATACCACAGCTGATTTCAAGTCTTTGTTTAAGGACATTTTCCTACCACCACAACATGCACGACCTTCACAGATGCTTACAACATCGCTGGTATCTGTTGCTATATCATTTAATTGTTCTATAGCTGGTTGATTATTTTTTGAATTGGTATTAGAAATCCAAAATGTTTTAAACTTTGAATATTGATCAGCGGTGTATGCTAGTTCTGGATTATCAAATGGTTTGGGTATACATCTAATATCGTGTTGCTTACAAAATTCCACAGCTTCAGATGATTTAATCCATAACTCAGGTACGGTGTGCATCATTACCACACATTTTACACGCTTGTTATTGTTCTTTAATTCTAATAGATTTTCAAAGAATATCTTTTCTTGTTTAGGAAGATTTTCTGCATGATAGCTGACTGTAAATTCATCTATTAGATCTATTACTTTGCTCCAGATACTTTGTTTAACAATAGCATTGGTAGTGGTGGTAATAGTTAATTCCCATTGGCTGGAATACTTTTTATATTTTTCTCTGCAGGCAGTGAGAATATCAATGATGTCTGGATGATACAAACTTTCGCCGCCATAGACGTTTAATACTACCTTACGTTGAGTGGGCTTTTTATTGGCCATGTATAGGCTAACGTACTCATACATAAAGTCAATAGTTTGTAAACATTCATCTAGCGGAGGATGAGGTAACGAGTTATCGTGCCCTCCTTCTTCACCTATTTCGCAATAGCTGCAATCCAAATTGCACTTTTTGGTTAGTTCCCAATCTAATAGAAAGGCTGGTATATTATTGGGATCTAGAGCGATCCCAATTGATTTAATTTCTTCCATTATTTGCTCGTAGCGTGATAAGTGCCGTCCCAGTTAGCTGGAACTCCCTCTTCAAGACGCTCAATCATCTTGTGATAGTATTCTTTAATTTCTACAGTTGGATCAGCTTCTAGTTCACGTGCCCATTTAAGTGCGGCAACCCAATTGCCACGTAGATATTCTTTCTTATATTCTTCGTGTTTGTATGCGACTGTATGACCCACAGCATAGATATCTAAGCCGATGGTTTTGCCTTTAACAGCAATGTTGTCTAACCATACCACAGGGAAGTCATCTTTACAATACTCAGCAGTCTTAGGTCCAATGATTAGTAATACACCATAGGCCTTAGTTTGTCCTTCTAAACGTGCCGCAGTGCTGACACTATCACCTAAGACATCATAGCCAAACTTACTTTTAGCACCAATGTTACCAATTAAAGTTTCACCTGTGTTAACACCAGCACCCATGCCCACTGGTGGACGACCTTTGGCTGTTAGTTCCTTGTTGAAATCAGCAATGGCATCAATCATTTCTAGTGCTGTACGTACCGCAGTCTTGGCATGGTTAGCATCATCCAATGGAGCACCATGAACGTGCAGGCTGGCATCACCAATGAACTTGATCAGTGTACCGTCATTCTTAAGCACAGGAATACTCAGTGCTGTCATGTAGTCGTTCATGATCTGTGTAAGTCCTTCTACATCATCACCAAACGATTCGCCTAGGGTAGTAAACCCACGCAGGTCTGTCATGACAATTGATAGTTCTTTACGCTCACCACCTAGTTTGATCAGCTCTGGATTCTTTTGCAAGCGTTCTACTATAGTAGGATTAACATAGCTGCCAAACTGTTTCTTGATCTGTTGTTTCTGTAAGAATTCACTAACAAACTTAACACCATAAGCGTGTAGCATAACAAGAACTACACCTGCTGTAGGCACAATAGCATCTATTAAGAACTTGTAGTGCGCAAACACATACATGCTTGCTGGAATTAAACTAGCAGTTAATACAACACCTACACCTAGGCCAACATATACCCAACGTGATAATATTAGGATAATAAGTGAGATAACTACAAGTGCTAATAGTTCAGCACCAGGAGCCCAATCAGGACGTTCAATATTTACATTGTTAGCCAGCGTAGCAACTACAGCGGCCTGCATGTCTTGTGGCCAAACACTGCCTTTTGATGTTGCTACTGGATTACCAATACCTGCGGCACTGGTACCTACAATAACAATACCTTTCTTAAAGTCTTTAGGTAGGTTAACTGCTGATACAGGAATACTCTGTTGACTCCAGTCTACCCAGATACGACCTAGGCTGTCTGTACTAATAGGACGGAAGCTAGGCACACGCATTTTCTCAACGCCATTCTCATTTAGCTTAACTTGGAATGTGTCATCATTACTAATAACACGCAGTACTTCTAAAGGAACGCTGGGATATAAGCCACCATTATAGCCCACAAACAATGGCAAGCGACGATTAACACCATCAATCTCTGGCATAGTGTTAGCAATACCAACACCAATGGCATTATTTTCTAATTCTGGAATGTTGGCAATAATGCCTGGATAGTTAATGATAGTATCTAAATAGTCTGCACCAATTACAGCACTACCTGGTTTGCGTGGAATATTCTTGCTGGTCTGTGCGGGCATGTTAGTAAGAATAACATTAGCCTGTGTTCTTAACACTGTGGCTAGTGTTGCATCGCCACCTTGGCGATCCTTTTCTGGCATTAATACGTCCCAAACAACTAGGCCAGCATTGTGGGCGTATATTTGATCAATTAGATTAGCATAGATGTCACGCTTAAATGGCCATTGACCATAACGGTCTATGGTAGCTTCATCTATGTTTACAGTATAGATATTATTTTGAGTAGGCTTCTGATTGGTAATAAGTGTGTCAAAGTATCGGAGCCTAACACTTTCTACAAATGTAGGTCCTTGAAACACTACAGCTACAATAAGAGCTAGAGTAATGAGAGCAGTCCATGGACTGACTAAGATTTTCTTAAGTTTGTTTTTCATCTTTCTAATATACTTCCTCTAAATGGGCTAGCACAGACTTTTGGGGGTGATTGATAATCTTCTGGCCATATTTCTTCTGGTGGTACGTACAATGTGTACGCTGGTTTATTTGGTGTTGTTTCAACTTGCTTATTATTTTTTGCGGGAGTAGGCTGGACAGCACAGCCTGTGATTAGTAGTACTACTAGAAATGATGTCGTTGGATTCATATTAATATTTATATTGGCGGAGAGCGAGGGATTCGAACCCTCGATACAGGTTTAAGCCCGTATGCTTCCTTAGCAGGGAAGTGCCTTCGACCACTCGGCCAGCTCTCCAATTCTTGGTGCTGGATGTCGGGATTGAACTGACGACCTACCGCTTACAAGGCGGTTGCTCTACCACTGAGCTAATCCAGCAATTTAATGGTGCCCCAAGAGAGACTTGAACTCTCACACCTTTCGGTACTTGCTTCTAAGACAAGCGTGTCTGCCAATTCCACCATCGGGGCAATATTTAAACTGTTTCTTTTTTCTTTCTACCACCCTTACGATTAAGGGCAATTTTTCTTTTATGTTCTTCTGATTTAGGTTTACCTTTATTACCTGACCCATTGGTATTACCTTTTTTATTTTTACCATTCATTTTACAGGCTTCTTCATACCCATATTTGGCAACCATTCTATCCCAAGGACTATTATCTTTGCCCTGATCTATTCTATTTTCTTGTGCAGTGCCCCAATATAAATGTTTTGGGTTACTACACTTTTCATTGTTACAGGCATGGCATATATGTATTTTATGTCCACTTGGGATACTCGTATCTAATACATGGGCCATTAGCCCTTTACAATAACTAGATAATCCACCTTTTTGTGGGCCACCTCTTTCTATGCAAGACTCCGTTAAAACTAAGTGTTGTTGCCTTGCTTCTTTAGATTGTTTAATATACTCTTCTATTAATAACATTTTATATCTCCTTATGTTTATTTAGCTAAACACATTGAAAAATGTCATTTATTGTAATTACCAAAATTAATTGGTACATCTAACGAGATTCGAACTCGTGTTCCCGCCGTGAAAGGGCGGTGTCCTAGGCCTCTAGACGATAGATGCATTGTGTCCTGCTACCAGCACTACCTGGCCCAGAACTGAGCGGTTACTCTGTCCGTCTGTTTGCTTTGTGGTTAAAAACAGCAAAACACCCACGATACTTTCAAGGCTCCCGGCAATGGGACTTAGAGGTAGTCGCTAAACTTTATCGTGCGCACCCTGGCGTTATGGTATCACCAATGACCCACTTTCTTTAAGGAAAAGTGTAACCTAGTGTTGGTTGCGGTCGCAGGACTCGAACCTGGTCTCCAGCTTATGAGGCTGGCGAGCTGCCAATTGCTCCACCACCGCTATCAACTTAAACGTTATTAACCCTAAGGTTAAGAACAAAATTCTCTACTAATAACTTAGTTACTGTGGCTAACAGTATTGCTTCACCATCAGCACTATTGGTAAATTCTTCATACACTTCATAGGCTTGACTGCCAACGATTTGATAGATTCTATCTTTTTCTAAAGGCAGGCCTTCCCAATCAATCATATCACTGAGCTCTACTTCTTTGGCCAGTTCAATAATCTCTTCTTGCGTATATTTCATATTATACTGCCTTTTAGTGACTATGTCAAATACTTATGGTCCGGCGTGAGGGAATCGAACCCCCAACTAGGGAGTAGAAATCCCCTGTTATATCCATTTAACTAACACCGGTTTGGTGGGCCCACCTGGACTTGAACCAGGAATCTCCAAATTATGAGTTTGTTGCTTCAACCAATTAAGCTATAGGCCCTGTAAAATGGAGCGGGATAAGGGAATCGAACCCTCACCAAAAGATTGGAAATCTCTTGTTCTGCCATTAAACTAATCCCGCATTAACCAAACAAGCATATATTATACGCTCATTTGGCCGCTGTGTCAACCATTTACTACGTGATGTAGACGGTCTGCCGCATAGCTAGCCGCAAACGCATTTGGTTTAACCAATGGTATGACATTACAGGTACCACGGATATAACCAATTGCTTGTTGCACCACACAGCTTGACCCATGCATTTCATCAGGGTTAATGTCTAAGTGAACTTCAACTTCACGATCTTCTAATACTTCGTGCAGTTTAAGGTATAGTTCTGAAATCTTATATACTTCGTTCATTAGACGCATAGCTGGACGACTACGCTTTTGATCATAGTCAACTTCAACTGAGCTTTCACCAAAGATCTTACAGCCGTTTTTACCGTTAAGGTGTACAACCACTGCCAAGGTGTATTCAGCATACCATTTGCCATTTTTACGGAAACGACGGCTGTCTCCACCAATGTAGACTTTGGTTTCTGCGCTCTGTGATTCTATGTAATCACGGACATAATTGATGTCTAATTTTTTCATGTTATACCTTTATTTAACGTTGGTGCTACCTCTTGGACTTGAACCAAGCACACCCGACTCTTCAGGCCGGTGCTCTACCAGATGAGCTAAGGTAGCATTTAAACTAAACCTAAATAGTGCATTAGCTTGTGTTTGACCATCAAGTTAGGAATACGAAATTTCTCTGTATCTCTAAACCCAATCATAACGCCAACTTCTGCTACTGCACCACTGCGTGCTACACCCATATGGCAGTGTACCACTACATTCATATGTTCATTCCATGCTTCACGTAATGCTTCAGCAATACCTTTAGCATCTTCATTGGTAATTGCTGCATCATACAAACAACCGTCAGGCTCATTGTCTTCTACGTCTAGGAAGTAGAACTGATAGGTCTTACGGAACTGATGTTTAGGCGTTGGAAACTCTACACCAGGATCTACAATCTGGATCAGCATACTGTTGAAACCTGGGTCGTAGTGATATCCCTTGCGAACATCATCAAGACTAATATTTTCAATCCACGGTTTCATCATCGTACTCATCCTTATAATATTCTGGGTGTTTAGCACGGACAGCAAGATGCGTACCCATTGCCGCACCACAGCTAAACCGATCACCCTCTTTGAACTTTCTGCCGTTAAGTTTGAACGGCTTTAGAACTCTATCGCCATTCCACTGACCACGTTGGATATGAATGTAACCTAGCTCGCCTAACTGCTCACGCAAACGGGCAAACTCTGGGTGGTCTTCTGAACTTGTGCTACTACACTTACCTTTACCTTGTAGGATTAATAGCAGTTCATCATTGGTTGGCACACGACCATTATTCGTATAAGAATTCCATTCTTTATGAATAGTCACACTAGTCATATACTCTGGGTTAATTGTAAAGTCCATTATGCCCACCTTAACAAGAATAAAGTAAATTCATCTTCGTCCATTTCTACATATTTTCGTTTACTGGCGTAATGTTGCCAGGTAAACTTATATCCTAGGTCAGACAAAAATGTTATCCAATTAATATAGTCTTGCCTATAAAATTCTTTACACAATTTTGGAAACTCATTAACACTAAAATTAATCTTATTCATTCAGTTTAAACTTTCCTGCCTTTGAACTTGGTATCTTTAGTACCACGACGTTTATACCAACCATATGGTTCACCGTTGGGTAATAGACCATCTATAACTCCTGCGACGCCCATTTCTCCTACAAACACAGGAGGCTCCTCAACATGTGTACGAAGAGCTTCTCGTGTCTCAACCCAACTTGGTTGTTGCTTAGAAGTCATAGTCTTTTGATTCATATTCATTTGCTTGTAGTATTTCCCAAGTCATAGACTTTTGGAACTGTTCGTAAGCAGAACCTTTACGCAACCAATCAGCAACAATATCTTGGCTACCCCAACTACCTGGCGGAGCAAAGTCCTGTAGCCATAGTGAATATTCTTTTAAGCGTGTTTTGTTCCAATGGTCTGCACGTGCAATAACATCGGTCCACGGATCGCAACTTAACAAACTGGTTAAGAAACTACCTGGTGGTAGAGCATATAAGAAATAGTTCTTAAGTGCTTCTTGACTTACATCAGGTAAATCACTTAGACCATTCCAATCAAATTTGGTTTTCATATTCATGCCCTCGCCTTCCTAGTTCATCAATTAAGCCTGCGTAGGCTAAAGTAGTTTCTTGTCCTAATGCTTCTAGCATGTTAATACAGTTAATAATATAACCTGTTTCCATATCAGATATTAGTAATACCTTGCGTTCTTTAGTTAGCCATGTTGCATAGTGCATTCTGCGGTACTCTTTAAAGTCCGCATTGTCAGGTGTGCTTAATATATCCCAGGCTAATTGTTGTTCTTCAGTCACTCAGAAACTCTCATCTGCTGTGGCATACATATATTCAATATGTTTGACCTGATCGTGCCATTCAGCAAATCGTTCAACAGTCCACTGCCCAGATAATACCATAGCATAGGCTGTTTCAGCATCTTCTGCTTCTTGGAACTTGGTGTATGTATTTTTATTTTTCATATGTGTATTATACAGTCATTTAATCAAAATGTCAAGTGGGGTGTCTAACGGGGTTCGAACCCGTGATGCAGGAATCACAATCCTGAATGTTACCGCTACATTATAGACACCATTGGAGCAGGATACGAGAATCGAACTCGTGACTAGACGTTGGCAACGTTTCGTTTTACCATTAAACTAATCCTGCATTAAAACTGGAGCCCCCAGAGAGATTCGAACTCCCCACCTTTTGGTTCGTAGCCAAATGCTCTAATCCAAATGAGCTATGGAGGCATGGTAGCAATAACTAGATTCGAACTAGTGACCTTATCCGTATGAAGGATCTGCTCTGGCCAGCTGAGCTATATTGCTATGTTGGATTATTTACGGACTATGAGCATTTGGATCTTTTCTCCAAATACTCCACAATTTAATAAGCTAGTTGGATACATACCACAGACTTCGTTGATAGCCTGTTGTACTCCTAACATGTCTGAATCATGACAAAGTATGATTGCTTCATCTTCTGATAGTGTCATGGATTTAATAATATCATTTTTGGCCATCTCGTATGAATGATCGCCATCAATGAATGTAACACCAAATTTAACATCATTGATTTCATCTAATAGGTATTCACTTGAATTAGTAATCAATTGAGTTCTTTTATCAATTATATTTGCTATATCTTTTGGCAATAAGTTTTCCACATCAATTGAATATAATTTACCTTTATTATTGTCCGTTAAAGCACCACATATAGTCAAAGTTGATGTGCCATAACTACGGCCTATTTCTAATACATTTTCTGGTTTTTTAGAATAGATGATTGAATATAAAAATAGTATATCATTCTTAGAACATTTAGCATGCCCAGATGGGACCAATTCCAAAAAATCATCTAATCGATGAATGAAATCTGGATATGAGCCGTCAATAAAATCCATTGTTAACATAGTATATATTTACATTTATTCTTGGAGCACAGGGCCGGATTTGAACCGGCGGCTTTAGGGATTTGCAGTCCCCGCCATTAGGCCACTCTGGTACCGTTGCGTAAAAATGGCTACCCCACACGGATTTGAACCGCGACTAAGAAGTTTGGAGCTTCGCGTGCTGCCGTTACACTATGGGGTAATTGATTGTTAATGGTGGCCTAGTGTCCACCCTTTTTCTAAATATTCATTTATATCATCAGCTTTAATAAAACTAGATACTGTACCATTGTTCATCATCTTTCGTCCTAGCTGTGCCTTTGCTAGCGCATTTCTATGTGTATCTGTTTTAGGGATATCTTTGTTTATGCGTGATGCGTGTTTTCTAAATGCGTCTGGGTCTTGTTTTGCCCAATTATTAACAGAACATTTTCTTCTTTTTTCATCTGTTGTTCCTTGGGCAAGGGCAGACAATCTTATTTTTTCAATCGACTCTTGCGAATGTTTTTTACCAGAAAATGCACCCACAATGCCTGGATTACCACCCGAGCCGCCTATTTTGAAATTGTATGTATTTGTATCCTTAACAAATTCTTCATTTACTATTTCGCGTTCTTTATTAAACATGTCTTGTTTATTGTCAAACACATGTAAAATCTCTTTAGTAAAATTTTGCTTTCCGTGTTTAGAAATAGCACGCTTAAGATACTTTCCGGACCCTAAGTAATCGTCATTCAACTCTTTAGTTTGGTGCGATCCGACATAAATTTTATTATCGATTAAATTTGTAGTCTTGTATATAATATAGAACATTTTTATCTCCACTATATTATTTATACAAAACTGCTGTGCTACCATTTTAATTAGGTTGGAGTTGTCCCCCAGGATGCCCGTAGCCCTATGCGTCCATAGGGTTCACTGGTAAATTCCAGCTATAAGTGGAGTTTTCTCCTACTTATCGTAGGACTCGCATGCTCCGGACTGTTCTTTATTTATTTGGCAGGCCCACCTAGAATCGAACTAGGACTAACAGGATCAAAACCTGTTGTGCTACCACTACACCATGAGCCAATTAAACTTTTTTGGTGCTCTCACCAAGAATCGAACTTGGAATACATCCTTACCATGGATGCGTTATGCCACTTAACTATAAGAGCATTGGTCCTTCTGGAGGGACTCGAACCCCCATTAGCGGCTTATCTAGCACTCACTCCTTATAAGGGAGCCGTTCTACCATTGAACTACAGAAGGATAAAAATATTTGGCGGAAGCGGTGAGATTCGAACTCACGAAGGGTTTCCCCTTGTCTGTTTTCAAGACAGGTGCAATCAGCCAGGCTCTGCCACGCTTCCAAAATAAGTGGGCGGTTTGCTGTACTCTCCTAACCTCGAATACGTAATGTTACAGCTTTCTCCCGGGTAGCAAGTCACCACATTGTTCTTCAGCTTGCGCTGTGATTCCTCCTTGCTTGGTAGGTATTTTTGATCTTACAGGGTTTTATTGGCACGCCCTACTTCACCCTAAACGCGATGTGGTTGGAATACTTGGTAGTCCGTACTGGTTACGATCCAGTGTTTGTCGATTATCAGTCGACTGTTCTCCCATTGAACTAACAGACTATAAAAATGGCTCCGGTCGTTGGAATCGAACCAACCTTCATGGATTAACAGTCCACCGCCTACACCGTGTTTGCTTGACCGGAATAAAACTTTACTACTACTAACTTGGTGCGCAGTGAAAGGATTGAACTTTCGACCTTGGCCTTGTAAGGGCCCTGCTCTCCCGCTGAGCTAACCGCGCAATTAATTTGGTGGACCGTCGGGGAGTCGAACCCCGTACTCCTGCGTGCAAGGCAGGTGTGTTCCCAAGTATACCAACAGCCCGTAACTTTAAAACTGGTACTCCCAACGAGATTCGAACTCGTGTTACCTGCGTGAAAGGCGGGTGTCCTAGGCCTCTAGACGATGGGAGCAATGACTCTAATAAACATTATATAGCTAACAGACAATGCTGTCAACAATTATTTGGCGCGATATAGGGGTTTCGATCCCCTTACCTCGGCAGTGACAGTGCCGTGCTCTCCCGATTGAGCTAATACCGCATTTATAAACTACTATACCATTTCATACCTTTAGTAGCACGACCATT